CTCCATCAGAACCAACAAAACCACGTGGTCCATCATTACCTCTGGGACCTTGTACTCCTGTTGGACCATCTGACCCTTGTAACCCTTTGTCTCCTACTTCGCCTTTACTGCCATCAGTACCACTTTCTCCTTTATCACCTTTATCGCCTGCGCCGGTAGGACCTAAAGAACCAGTCATACCCTTTTCGCCTTTTACGCCCTTTTCACCTTTGGCACCAGCGCCAGTAGGACCCAAAGAACCAGTGTAACCGGTAAGACCTTGCTCACCTTTTATGCCCTGTTCACCTTTTTGTCCTTTTACACCTTGTTCACCTTTCTCACCACTTGGTCCATCCGGTCCTTCCGGTCCAAGGTCCCCATCTGCTCCTCTGGGACCTTGTAATCCAGTTGCACCATCTGAACCTTTGAAGCCTCTGTCTCCTTGTATTCCTTTTTCTCCTTGTATTCCTTTTTCTCCTGAACCTTTTGGTCCAGTAAAACCAATAATTCCTTTTTCTCCTTTTAAACCATTATTGCCTTTCTGTCCAACTTCACCTTTAATACCTAATTCACCTTTTTGTCCTTTTACACCTTTATCTCCCTTTTCTCCCTTAACACCTTTAACACCTTTATCACCTTTATCACCACTACCTCCTGTACTACTTATCTCAACACCTTTTAATAAAATTTTATTAAAGTTGGCACTATTAAAAGATGCATCTCCTAAAGATATGAACCCTGCTTCTGTTTGCATTTGTCCTTGATATACTGCATCTCCTTGTGCAACAAAATCCTCCTTTAATGTTAAATTTTTAATAATTGCGGTTTCGTTAAATGTTGCGTTACAGTTGTATGTAGCAGAAGCGGTGTCTGTGAACTGATTGCTTCCTAGTGAATAGAAAGTACCTCTTGCAACTGTTAAACCACCAGTATCACCTCCTAAGTATGTTATTCCACTAGGTCCACCTAATTTACTTGCACCCATAACAGTTAAATTACCCGATACATCTAAATTTTGAAATTGTCCATTAGTTGATGAAGACATTTTATAAAATAAGCTTAGACTAATTTATATTAAAAAAATTTAAATATAAATTAAAAAGTTAATTTTTTAATGTAAGAATTATTGATGATTTATTATAATAAAGTTGTGTCAAAGGCAGGATAACCATTTTCGCCACCTTCTGGCCAACCAGCAGACTCAGTTAAAGATGAACCAGAACCTGGTTGGAATTTATTTACACGCCAAAATCCAGGTGGGTCTGAAGGATCACCGAACCCGCCAGACAAGATAATATCATTACTACTTGCGTTATAAGCAGTATTGGATAACCAAATCCATAAGTATACACCGGGACTGCCATTTATCCATTGTTTATCTACCGCCCAGTAAATAGTTCCATGAGCAGGAAGAGTTACTGCACGGTCTGCAGACCCGCCACTATATATATATCCAGAACTGTGATACGCAGGGTCAACCATATCTAAAAAGTTTGTTGGTAATTTGGCAATACCAGAACCTCCACCGCCGCCGCCGGAACCCTCTTCACCTTTTTGGCCTTTGGTACCAGGAGCACCATCAGCACCAGCAGCACCAGCAGCACCAGCAGGACCAGCAGCACCATCTGCACCATCTGCACCATCTGCACCATCTGCACCTTTTTGGCCTTTGGCACCATCAGTACCATCAGTACCATCAGTACCATCAGTACCATCAGTACCATCAGTACCAGCAGCACCTACACCAACTTCACCTTTTTCTCCTTTGATACCATCAGTACCAGCAGCACCATCAGCACCATCAGCACCAGCAGGACCTTTAGGACCAAGTTCACCTTTAACACCAAGTTCACCTTTTTGTCCTTTTTGACCACCAAGTTCACCTTTTTGTCCTTTGACACTATTACCAGGAGTACCAGCAGCACCTTTTTGTCCTTTGGAACCAGAACCAGTAGAACCTTTAGGGCCAAGTTCACCTTTTTCTCCTTTGGTACCATCAACGCCATTAGTGCCATTATCACCTTTTTGTCCTTTGGAACCAGAACCAGCAGGACCTTTAGGACCAAGTTCACCTTTTACACCATTTGCACCTTTTTCTCCTTTGGTACCATCAGTGCCATCAGTGCCATCAGTGCCATCAGTGCCATTATCACCTTTTTGTCCTTTGGAACCAGAACCAGCAGGACCTTTAGGACCAAGTTCACCATTTGCACCTTTTTCTCCTTTGGTACCATCAGTGCCATCAGTGCCATCAGTGCCATTATCACCTTTTTGTCCTTTGGAACCAGAACCAGCAGGACCTTTAAGACCAAGTTCACCTTTTTCTCCTTTGATACCATCAACGCCATTAGTGCCATTATCACCTTTTTGTCCTTTGGAACCAGAACCAGTAGAACCTTTAGGACCAAGTTCACCTTTTTGTCCTTTTACACCATTACCTGCTTGTCCTTTTATTCCCTGTTGGCCTTTTATGCCCTCTCCGCCTTTAGTACCTTTTTCTCCTTTAATTCCATTCTCTCCCTGTTGACCTTTATCTCCAGCAAAACCTCTTAATCCAGTAAATGGACCATAAGAAACAAATGCAGAACCGTTATATGCAATTACATGTCTAGTTACATCGGAACCTATGGACATGTTGGATATTACAGTGCTTGTTCTTGAATCAAGAGCAACAACAAATACGTATAAATCAGAGGTGCTACCACCTGAAGTAGAAATAATATCACTTACCTTAGCATCTGTTAATTGAACATTGAATTCATCTACTTGAAATGCCTCTCCCATTGCACCTTTGCTACCTTGTTCTCCCTTATTACCAAGAGAACCTTTTTCGCCGCTTACTCCCTTGGAACCATCAGTACCGTTTTGTCCTTTAGGACCAACATCACCCTTATCACCGATTTGTCCATTGGAACCTTTAGGGCCAACTTGGCCTTTAGTTCCTAAATCACCTTTAGAACCATTATCACCTTTTTGTCCTTTAGAACCATTGTTACCAGCAGCACCAGCAGCACCATCTGCACCAGCAGCACCTTTTTGTCCTTTAGAACCAGTTAATTGAGATATATCTGTCACCCCACTTAAAACATTTAAATTTGCTTCTGAAAGTTGTGTACTACCAACTTTTAAAAAACCAGTAGATTTAATTGAAAGATCAACAATTGGTGTTTTGCTCATTGAACTCTATATTATATATATACCTTATATTTTTACAAATACTAATAAAAATATAATTTGCTAAAATAATTAATTTACACTCTAAAAATTAAATAATTTAAACATTCAATGATGGGTCTGTATTTCCAAAGAAATAATAATTTAATTGGCCAATTTTCTTGGGTAAAGTTGTTAGTTCTACACCATTGTTATTTGGATTAAACGCAGTATTTGTTACAACATTAACATCAAAGAAATAATTGTACAATGTGTGTATCTTTAATGTCAAATAGGCCTCAGTCTTTTCATAAGCCGCATCATCAGCTAGAGTTTCATTAAAGAAATATTTGTATAGATTCTTAACATCAGTATCAGCCTTAGTTAATTCGGCACTAGTTAGATTTCCTGAAGGGTCAACAAATACTGGATTACCTGATGCATCTACAGTTGAACCAAATACTTTAAGTTCTAATTCAGCAGTTCTTAATTTTAATTTATCAAATTCTTGGAAAGATGCACCGAATGATAATCTATATCTTGTAGGTTTATTGAAAGTTCCATTTACTGTAGAAATCTTGTAAATAGTAATTTCACCATTGCAGGGATTGTAACTATAGACATTACCTTCAAAATAATTATTATTACTTAAATCAGATGTAACAGAAATACGCATATCTTTTGTAAAAGATAAATTAGGGTCAATGCTAAATGTTACGGTGCCATCAATTACGGGAGAAATTAAATATTGATATCTAGTAGTTGATGATGGACCGGTTGCTCTACTTCTACCACCAAAGTGATGATGATGATGCTCTACAACATCATCTCCATGATTATGAATGTAGGTATTACCATTACGATGTCCTAAATCATGACCATGATTATATGCGTCATCGTGATGGTGGTCAAGATGATGAGGTTGATGAGGATGATGATGAGGATGATGATGGTCATGACTATCAACTACTGTAGGAAGATTATGACATGTAGAAGGATGACTATGAACAACAACGGTTTCACTGCTATCTTGGTAATAAGGTTGTGGGTAAGGATAAGCGGTTGGATACGTGGGGTAGTGATAGGTAGGAGCATAAACGGGTTGTTGGCAACCACTAGAACAAGGTGCAGGTGGCATTGTAACAGGGGGGGGATAATGCATAGGGGGGTGTCCTGGAACAGGAGGATGTGTATACCCATGAGGATGGTGGTGAGAAGAGGGAAGATGGATTGGTGCGTGTACTTGGTGATGTGAATAAGGATTACCATAATTTAAGTTATTAACATGGTGATGTGTTCCATTAACGCTAGGTTGGTATACATGACGTATTTTTCTTAAATGAGTATAATCGCTGGCTGACATTCTATAATTAATCATGTGAAAAGAATTATTCAAAATAAAAATAATTTAAACGCACCTTTTTACTTTATTTACTTTAATTACTTAAAATTTAATAATTTGATACTATAAGGAATGGAGAATTTAGATTTAGATGTTGATAATTATAATATAAAGGATTTGGAATTATTCTTTAAATTACCTAAAAAACCAAAACACACATTAGATGAAATAGAATCTAAAGAAAATAAAATCCGTTCACAATTGCTAAATAGTGGTCATATTAATAAGAGAAATAAACGAGACTTAATTGAGTTTTTAGAAAAGGCTAAAAAAAGACTTATTGATGCTAAATGTAAATTAGATGATAAACATATACCTACTACTATTCCAGATAACTATAAATTAGATACTTTAAATACGCCCCTTAGCAAAGTACCTAACCAAAGAAGTGAAAATATAGTTAATAGACCAACTACAGAATATATTTATACACAACCGTCTGAATTTTTACCTGGAAATTTAAATCCTCTAAATACTCGGATTGTTACAAAATGTTTAAATATAGATACTCGTTATAGAAGTAATATTTTAAATACTAATAGTTCAGATTTAACATTACAACTTCCAACACGTCTTACTAAAGTTGTTTCAATGGAGTTAGCAAGTATTGAATTGCCGCCTTATTTTTACAGTGTTTCCGAAAGTTATGGTAATAATCATTTACATATTATGGTAAATTACATTAATTATTATCAACCAGAAATAATGAATACAAAAAAGAGAACTTTGATTATTCCTGATGGAAACTATACTGAAGATGATTTAATTGCTATCATAAATTTCACTTTGAATCAACCTGCAGAAGATGGTACTCACGGAATAAACGGACTATTTTTAGATAGGGATGGTAAGATTGTTAATGAAATGGGTAATATTATAGACGCTAGTGGCAATATTGTAGACCCAGCTACAGGTGTTATTATTGAGCCATTGCAATATATTGTCGATGAACATGGACATATAATTGGTGAAAATAATAATGATCCATTTAATGTATTTTCGTTCATAGAATTCAAATTAGATTTAAAAGACGACGGGTCAGGTAGCCATAGAGTATCGTTGGGACCTATTTTAAATGATTACCTCCAAGTACAAGAAATAGTATTAGATTTTTCGAAAACAATACACGGAGAACCAGATAATACAAGTTTATTCACAAAATTGGGTTGGAATTTAGGGTTTACAAAAGGGCTTTATTCAGGTGGAGATTTTTATTATGCCGAGCGCATGATTGAACCTGGTACAAAATATATATTTTTATCAGTGGAAGATTTTAATAATAGTTCTAATTCAAATTTTATCAACGTATTTAATCAATCAGTCATGAGCAACGACATTTTAGCTAGAATATCAATAAAGGGAAAACGATTTCACCTATTAACAAATAACGAAATAGATATTGTTTCAGAGCCAAAAATGTATTTTGGTCCGGTTGATATACAAAGACTACGAGTGAGGTTAATTGATGAACATGGTCGTACATTTAAAATGGATAATACAAATTATTCCTTTTGTTTGAAAATAAAAATGCTTTATGATTTGTAAAATTATTTGTAAATAAATTTAAAAATAATTTTATATAATAATTAATAATGAATTTTACTGCTGTACTCTTCCCTTTTTACGTTATTATAAAGACTTTGCTTACTTATCCAACAGGTGATATTGATATATATATTGATGCTTACATACAAAATGATACAACAGTTGCAGGAGACGATGATATAATATTTAAGATAAATAGAGATTATTCCAAATAATTTCTCATAATTTATTAAGAATGCCGTTTAAGACTAGAAAAGTAAGAGGAAAAAATTGTTATACCGTATATAAAGCGAAAGGTAAAAGAAAAGTATATTCAAAATGTACTACCAAAAAAAAAGCACAAAAACAATTACGTTTGTTACGGGCTATCATATTTAATAAAAATTTTAAGCCCAATACACGTACAGGAGGAAAAACGAGAAAACGTAGAAAATAATTATATTTGAAAAAATTCCAATATAATTTAGGTATATATATATATAGTAAATGTTGACAGATTCTATGGAGGAAGTATCTGAAAATGAATTAGAAATAGGAACAATATATTATATAGAACACCGAATTGAACCGACAGCAAGACCGCGCGAGGAAGGTAAATTTATAGGCCATAAAATATTTGAAACTAAAGAGATGCCATATTTTGACGTAAGGAAGGCAGGTACAGACAACGAACCACATGACGGTTGGAGACATCCTGGGGTATATAGATTTTTTAAAAGACCTCAAGATGTAGCGCTACAAAGACAGGCCCTGAAATATGCTGAGGAGAAAACAAACGAGGATATTCAAAAAGAAATAAGGTCTTATCTGGGAGTAAAAAAAAGGGCAGGTAAAAGTTTAAAGAAAAGGTTGAAGAAAAATTTAAGTAAAGGGAAAAAGAAATACTCACATAAAACCCGTAAAGGAAAAACAAAAAAACGTAGAAAATAGATACAATTATACATGAAATTTTTCAAATATAATTGTATATAAATGAATTATTATTCAAAAGAAGAAAAAGTAAAACATATTGTAAAGTTAACTAAATTATTAAGAAATTTTCCTACTACAACAGGAAGAACTATGGATATTTATAATGATGAATATTCCTTTGTTGAAAAATTTAAGACAATTTCAATAAATTGGGTAAGTAATGATTATAGTAATTATAAAGGAAGGTTATATTTTGAGGAAATTAATAAATTTATAGAATATGATTTACCAAAAACAAAAGATAAGCAACCAAAGTTACAATTATGTAAAAACACTTATAAAATATAACTAGTAAATAGTGTGTACTATATTAGTACTTTAGTCATGAGGATGCTTTAAACGATAATCTACTATTCCATCACTATATTCATTAACATTTACAAAACCCTTTTTCAATAACTCTTTAATAGTTAACTCCGAAGCATTACATTTATTATGAGCACAATAAGTAATAATTGGTATTTCATATAACTCTATTTTTTTGGTTTTAACATATTGGTATAATTTTGGATAATGTAATTTAACAACTTCATGAAACCATTCTAATAACTGTTCGCTGCTCATTGATTTAACTGTTTTATTAAATAAATTATATGAATTGGGTATATGGTCTTTTGCAAAATATTCGCTAGGTAATGCATTTATAATAACAGTCATATCATTATTGTATAGTTCCATAAATTTATCATAATTGTATTTACAAATAACTACTTTTGTGTATATCTGGGAATCCCAGTTATCGTCTTTTTCAACTACAAAATGCATATGTCTAAAAAAAGTTATTGCTTTTTCTTTTAAATTACGCTTTGTTTTATATAACTGAGGACAATTAAATTTAACTGTTACTTTACCATTAATATCAACCTTGCTTACGCCGCTATTATCAAATTTATTATACGCCGTCTTAGCATCTTTTATTATTATACTATTTGTTGGTTTCGGGTCTGCTGCCCAATATAATATTTTCTTTCCTTTAAATTTAGCACCTAAATCTAAATTTAATTCTACATCATAGTTTTTTGGTATCTTTAATTTAAAGTCATGATTTTCTATGAATATTTTTACAAAATCATTCTCTTTTAGCCAAGTTGGCTTCAATGTTTCTTTTGATTTTACTACTTTATCAATATCAAAGTCTAAACAACTAGCACAAACTCCTTTTTTTGACATTATATACTATAATTTTATTTTTTCTAAACAACTATTTACGGTTTCTAGTGCTCCTTCCACCCAACTTTGAGTCAAACTATAATTTTCACCACAAATATACATATTTGGAAAGGGATTTAAAACTTTTTCTGATATTTCTTTGCTATTTTTATTGGGCAGCCAATAAGTCACTCCACAATCCCATTTGAATACCCATACCTTTTCTGGTTTTTTTATTTCTTTTTGAAATGTTTCTTTTACATATTTCACAATTTGCGTTTTAAGTTGTCCCTGATTTTCTTTTAAGTTTCCCCAGAAATCTGTATATTTATCATCAGTATAAGATATCATAATTAACCCTTTTGATTCGTCAAATGGTATGATATATCGCAATGGGTTATTTACAACTGTCTTTGATACATCTTGGAACCATATATCTTCCTTTTTAAATAAAGCATACACTCGACATAACTCTTTGCATTTAATACTATCCTTTAATAACGGTCGTATAGGGTTTAATGACGGTATGTTTAATAAAGATTGTTGGGGTATACACAATACTAAATTTTTTGTTTCTATAGTTTTACTGTTATAGTTTACTGTATATATATGTTTTTCATCGTCATATTTAAAATCGTTAACGCGCGAGTTAAGTTTTAGGTTTGCTTTTTTACTTTTCAAATCTTTCATTAGTTCTTCTATTAATGTATGATAATAGCCACCATAATACTTAATATCTGGTCTTATTCCACTTGAAAAAAGATTACACGCGTCATATGCATTCATATATTTAAGTTGTCCACTATATCCACTTGCAACTAACATGAACTCTAATTCTTCTTTAGTTAGGTATTTTGATGCATATGATCTAAAGCTCTCTGCTCTTAAAACATCACTTTTTTCCTTTTTACTTTTTTTAATTATTTTATCAATGTAATAGAACCCGTTTTTGCCATTAAATTTATTAGAAAACTGGTTTTTTGTATCAATAAAGTTAATTGCTGAGTCAAATCCTTTATCTTTTCTAAAATCTAATAAATTATATTTTTTTAATAATTTACTTACTTCGGTATGATTTTTATTAAATCTTGCGGCACCTGCCGGTATAGATATCTCCATATTGTTAATTTTTTCAGTATGTTGATATATTCTTCCACCATAATAGTTGCTTTGTTCTAATAAAAGAATATTTTTCGTTTTATCTATTAAATTTGTATAAAGGTATAATCCAGATATTCCTCCTCCTACAATTACAACATCAAACATTTTGTTATATGTCTTATAATATGAAAAAAATAATTGTATAAAAGCACACTCTATAATGTATTAATCAAAACAATATATAAATATTTCTTTAATAACAATAGCGTATTTTTAAAATGAAATTAAGTGTTGAACAACAACATATATTAGATACAATAAAAACAGGTACAAACGTATATGTAGATGCTGTCGCAGGGACTGGAAAAACAACGTTAATTCTGTCGATAGCAAAAGAACTAAAAGATAAAAAAATTTTACAAATGACTTACAATAAGTCATTGAAATTTGAAGTTAGAGAGAAGATTGAAAAGGATAAAATAAGTAATTTAAACGTACATACATACCATAGTTTGGCTGTGTGTTATTATAGAGATACTGCTTTTGTCGATAATGAACTTCGAAAAATTGTAGTTAATAAAGAGAAACCACAACAAGCAATACCAGATATTGATATATTGGTACTTGATGAAACGCAAGATATGACTTATTTATATTTTCAATTCATGTGTAAATTTTTATTTGATGTAAATAAAAAAGTTCAATTGTTAATTTTGGGGGATTACATGCAGGGGCTATATGAGTTTAAAGGTTCAGATATTCGTTATTTGACATTTGGTGATTTAATTTGGGAAAAACACCCCCTTTTGCAAACTACCGAATTTTCTCATTGCACTATGAAAATGTCTTACCGCATTACGAATCAAATTCGAGACTTTGTAAATGAAGTCTTAATTGGAGATTCTAGAATGGATGCATGTCGAGATGACCAACAAGTGCATTATATTCGAAATTCTAGACAAAATATGGAAAAGATCGTCTATTCAGAGATAATAAAATTGTTCGAAAGTGGTGTCAAACCAAGTGATATATTTGTATTAGGTCCATCAGTTAAAGGGGATAGAAGCAATATACGTAGATTAGAAAATAAACTTGTAGAACGGGGAATACCTTGTCACGTACCGATGATAGAAAGCAACGATATTGACCAAAGAGTTATTCAGGGAAAAATTGTGTTTTCTACTTTTCATAGCGTAAAAGGAAGGCAAAGAAAATACGTTTTTGTAGTAGGTTTTGACCATTCTTATTTTAAATTTTATGCTCGTAATTTATCTAGGGATGTATGTCCAAATACTATTTATGTTGCATGTACTCGAGCACAAAACGGGTTATACGTACTTGAAAATGATACTAATCCAACTGACCGACCTATTGATTTTATGAAACTTAGTCATATTGAAATGAAGGAAAAATCATATATCAATTTTCGCGGTATGCAAAAAACACTCTTTGTTAAAGAAGAAGAAGAAGAGTTATATACAAAAGTAAAAATAACACCAACTGATTTAATAAAGTTTATTCCAGAAGAAGCATATCAAGAAATATGTATTTTACTAGAACAAATATTTGAAAAAGAGGTTGATACAACTTATAATATTGATTTACCTTCTTTAATTGAAACGAAAAAAGGATATTTCGAGGAAATTAGCGACCTAAACGGAACAGCTATTCCATGTATGTACTATGATTTTTTAAGAACAGTTTGGAAAGGTTCTCAAATAGATAAAACAGAAGACAGCGTATTATATGAATTAATAGAAACAAACAAAGAATTTATAAAAGAAAAAAAGAAAACATTTTTAGAAACAAAAATAAATGCATTGCCCGATAACATCGACACGAGTGTATATTTATTTATGGCAAATATAAATCAAGCTATTACAGAATCTCTATATTTTAAATTAAACCAAATTGAAGATAATGAATATACATGGCTTTCAGAAGAAGATATTGAAACATGTATGCAGCAATACAAAAACATTATTGGTTCTGATTGTCAAAATGAATGTCCTTTAATAGAAGAATATATTATACATAGTGGCGATGATATTGGTCATCAAAATATTGATAAATTTACAAAACAGTTTATTCCAGAAAAAGATTTTAGGTTCTCCGCTAGAGCTGATATAATTACCGAAAACGTATTATGGGAATTAAAATGTTGTTCAAGTATTACCACTGACCATATGCTTCAGTTAGCAATCTATGCATGGTTATGGAAAATGAAACATCCTGAAAATAATAAAAAAATAGATTGTAAATTATTTAACGTCAAAACCGGAGAACTTTGGAAAATGTCTATGGAAATGAAGAACTTGGATAAAATAATGGAAATTTTATTAACTTATAAATATAAACAAATATTACCGAAACACGATGAATTATTTTTAAGCGATTGTCATGATTTTATGGATAGTTTTCATTTTGATAAATAATTTTTATATGAAAAATAATAAAAATTTTCATATAAATAAAGCAATGATAGAAGATTTATTAAAAACAGGTTGTGTAAAGTTTGGCAAATTTACTTTAAAGAGTGGAGAAATATCAAAATATTATTTTGATATGAAAGGTATTGTCTCTTATCCAAAGTTAATGAAAACTATTGGCGATGCAATGTACAATTTAATTAAAGATGACTGCGATTTGCTATGTGGAGTTCCATTAGGCGCAATACCTATATGTAGTTATATATCGACTAGATATAATATACCAATGATAATGGTAAGAGATGATGTAAAGGAATATGGAACGAAAAAACAAATAGAGGGAAATTACAATGAAAAAAATAATTGTATTATTATTGAAGATGTTATAACGACCGGAAATTCTGTTAATAAAGTTATAGAAGCAATAAAGGATAAAGTAAATATAGTAGGGGTCATTACAATGTTTGATAGACAAGAAGGATATACGTGTAGTGTTCCTGTAAAAAGTGTTTTATGTAAAACAGATATAATAAACCATCGTTTAAGAGAACTTATAATAAAAAAAGAATCTATACTGTGTTTTTCAGCTGATTTGGATGATAAAAATCGTTTAATTAAAATATTAGAGGATATTGGAGATAAAATAGTCATTTGCAAAATACATTATGACTTTTATGAAGACGACAATAAAGAATTAAAAAATCGACTCATTGAATTATCAATTGAAAAAGACTTTCTTTTAATGGAAGATAGAAAGTTTGTTGATATTTCATATACCGTAGAAAAACAATATCGCAAATATTCTAAGTGGATTGATTTAGTTACCGTTATGGGTAATGTAAATAGCGAAGTAGTAAGTAAATTATCAGGGGTTGTGCTAGTTACAAATATGTCAAATAATAATTATGATTATATTGATAATGTAAAAGAAATAGCAAATAATTATCCAGAAAGATTAGTTGGTTTAGTTACGCAATATAGAATAAATTTAAATGGGTTGATAAACATGACTCCTGGTATTAATAAAGAAACAAAAGTTGTAGGAGACCAAAATTATAGAACAGTGAACAATATTGATACAGATATTATAATAGTTGGTCGGGGAATATATAATAGTGATAATTATACAGAAAGTGCAAATATTTATCGAATTTAATATTCCATTTTCGTATCTATAGGGTCTGTAATAAGAGGACATTGTGAATACACAAATTTTACAGGACCGTAATTAACAGTATAATTTTGTTTTGTTAATTTTTCATCACAAAATACATCTACCATTTTATCGGCACAATTACTTAATAAAGCATTTTTTCCTGTCATCCACCATTCATTCATAGTTTTATAGCGAAATTCTTGAGGAGTTAGTAAAACTCTATTTGCTTGCATAACAACTAATTCATCTTCTAATTGATTAATAAAGTCTTGATAACTTTCAACTTTGGCTTTTTCTCCTTTTATGCCATAACTTATTTGATGTTGCATAATACGAGCATATGGAGTTACGTAACGCGTTTTGCATCCTTGTAATAAAACAAATCCCATGCTATAAGCTTTATCTGCAATGCACGATAAATTATATTTTTTAATCTCTGTTAGTAAGCGATTTCCACTTTCTACAGATCCGCCTGGTGTATCTAAATAAATATATACGTTCGTTTTGTTATTCATTTTGTTTAATTTGTAGATTGCATCACTAACACTTGCATCGTCTACCACATCTTTAAGAACTATTACATTATTGCTTGATAAATGTAGTTGTTCGTGCGAACAACTCATTAAAAATTGGGTTAACATTATAAATGTAAAAAACAAATACATCTTATATAAATTAGAAACGAAATTAAAAAAGTTCTCATTAGTTTTTCTAAAAGCTCTGAAAAATTTTCAAAAATGGACAATTATTTTTGTCCATTTTTTGAATTTTTATTTGACTTTTGTGAAAAAAAGGTGAAAAATCATTTTAAAGCATAATGCTTTAAAAATCAAAATCCGGTTTTTTTGTTTGACACTGAAAAAAAATATTAATTTTGAAAAATGATTTAGGCATTTTTTATGTCATTCAAATATAGTGACATTTGAATGACAAAATTCTTGCAAAAAAATGCAAAAATTTATGAATGTAAAGTTTGTTCCTTTAATAGCAGCAATAAAAGAAATTATGATGTACATTTAACAACGCGTAAACATCGAGAAATGACAGGGAGTGACGATAATCTTGCAAATCTTGCAAAAATGTTTGTTTGTGAATGTGGAAATTCATATAAATATAGACAAGGGTTGTTTGCACATAAAAAAAGATGCAATTTTACGGTTCAATGTGAAAATGTAGAATCTATTAATCCAATTATTGATTTAATTAAACAAAACTCTGATTTTAAGGAACTAATATTAGAGCAAACAAAGACAATACAAGAACAAAATAAATCATTATTAGAGTTAGCCTCGAAAAGTTCTACAACAAATAATAATTGCATAAATACAAATAATAATCAAAAATTTAATTTAAACTTCTTTTTAAATACTACATGTAAAGATGCAATGAATATGTCAGAATTTTTAGAAAATTTAGATATAAACTTTCAGGATATTGAGAACATTGGAAAAAACGGATATGTAACTGGAATGACAGATATGATTTTATCTAGAATAAGAGATTTAGATGTTACCAAACGTCCATTACATTGTACCGATTTAAAGCGTGAAACAATGTATATAAAGGATAATAATGAGTGGAGTAAAGATACACCAGAAAAGGGTAAGTTACGTCAAATGATTACTATTGTAGCGAAACAAAATTGTGGACAAATTTCGAAATGGAGAGAACAATACCCAGAATGTTTAAACGGAGACCACCCAAAATATGAGTTTTGCTTAGATATGATGAAAAATATATTAGGAGACGTTGGTAATGATTTAATACGTTTAGACAATAAAGTAATAAAAAATATAGCCAAACAGATAGTGGTAAAAGGAAAATAAATTTCTATGTATTTAGTATACAATGTTCTCAATTAGCGAAAAAACATTATTTTATTTAAAAAAAACGAAAATATTATTATTATTATTATTTGTAGTAGTTTTTTCATTGATATATATGTTTTTAGATGATAAGCATTTCAGTGGTGTAAATGTAATTAAAGAGACGATTAAAAAACAAGCCATAGAAAAGGAAATAGAAAAGAAAACTACTGACACACCAATGTTAAAAGAGTCTTTTTATCAGTTTGAAGAAATAAGTAAAGTGGATGATGTAGAAGTAGAAAAAGAGATAGACAAAGCATCAAAAGAAGTAGATAAAGAAATAAAAGAAGAGGATTTAACTGTAGAAAAAATAGATAGCAGTGTTTATCAAAGACTATTCGACCGGTTATACTTTTCAATAGTTACTTCTTGCTTGCTTGGTTATGGTGATATTTATCCAGTAACGAATGTTAGTAAGACTATTGTTATGGCTCAATCTTTTTTAACTATATCATTAATTGTACTATAAAAATATATTTTATTAATTACATATTTATTTTACTTATTGTGTAAAAATAAAGCATTAATTTTATCCTTTATTACTATAAATGGACAAAGTTAGTGTAATTATACCAACATATAATAGATTTAAATATCTATTAAATGCCATAGAATCGGTTAAAAAACAGACATATGCTAATTTAGAAATAATTGTAATTAACGATAAATCAACACAAGAAGAATACTATAATTATGACTGGGAAGCAAATAATATTATAATTATACATTTAGACCAGAATTCAAAACAAAAATTTGGTTTTTCTTGCCCAGGAGGATACCAACGTAATTTTGGTATTGAAAAATCTACAGGAAAATATATTGCATTTTGTGATGATGATGATGTATGGCTTCCTAAAAAAATAGAATTACAAATAAATGCAATGAAAGAATCTGGATGTAAAATGTCTTCTACAGATGGATTAATTGGAAACGGATTTTATAATAAAAATATAAAATATAAAAAATATAATGCGGAACATTTTTATAAAACTTTACAAAACATTTATAAAAGAAAGGAAAGTAATTTACTCGAAAATGGTTTTCCTAAAATATGGACACATGATTTTATTAAAATTCATAATTGTATGATATGTAGCAGTGTCATTTTGGATAAAGAAATAATTAATAAAGTTGGAAAATTTATTATTGCGAGAACAAGTGAAGATTATCAATATTGGTTAAGAGCATTAAAACATACCGATAGCATTTATGTTAATGATATTTGTTTTTATTATGATTTAGGGCATGGTGATGGTAAAAATTATTAATCTAAACTAATTTATGTTAAAAATTTGCAAGATATTATATACATATAGTAAAATGAATCATTATATGTATCCTTCGAATGCAAAAGAAGAAATAGTTTCTTACTTTATTATTATGTTGGAATATATTGCAGAAACAAAATTTTTATGTCCTTTAGAAGACATTATGGCTTGTGATTAATACTGTTATTTATTATAAAATTCATAGTCGTGTAAATATAATTAAAAATAAATATATATTATATAAATATGAGTGGTTATAAAGTTAAAGGAATTCAAGCTAAATTACCGGTGGGTACAATTCTTTATTTTGCGGGTTCAACGTCTTATTTACCGAGTGATTGGAAATTATGTAATGGGGCCACTTATTCAAGAACAGTGTATCCTGAATTATATGCATTTCTTGGTACTGAATATGGTTCTAGTAATTCAAGTAACTTTAGACTTCCTAATCTAAGTGGAAACAGAATACGTGGACACGGTGATTTTTCGAATACCCATAGTGCTAGTAACTCAGGGGCTTCTAATGTTAGTTTAAATTCCAATCATCTTCCACAACATAGTCATGGTTCTACTAGTTGGAGTCATAATCACAGTTATTCTAATAACCAAAAATTTCATAATAAGGGCGGTAACGGAAACCCTAGATACATAAATGCGTCAAACAGTTATAGGAGGGATGCCAATTATACCATGAGATGGAAATCCGGCGGTGGTGGGACTGGTACTACCTCTAGTCAAGGAAGCGGTACTTCAATTGCATTAAACCCTGCTTATTTAAGATTATATGCAATTATAAAAGTTATGTAAATATTATATAATTTGTATATATAATGAGTAATTTTGTTGGTTTAGAAGTACCAACGGGTTCAATTATGCCGTGTGTAGATTTTAATTTTTCTAATTTAGGAGATGCATGGCTGTTATGTAATGGTTCCCAAGTTAGCGCGACTACATATCCAGACCTATATACTGTTATAGGAAGCACATATAATACTGGAGGCGAATCGTCAGGCAATTTTCGACTACCAAATTTAGTAGACAGAATTCCTTTATGTGAGACAGGGAACAACCTGGGCACTTCTGGCGGAAGTAATAATTATTCGTTAGGTACTGCCAATATGCCTAGCCATAGTCATTCATTTAGCCAATCTAGTCATTATCATAATTTTTCTGACATATATGGAGATGATTTTAATAATACTGGTGCTGCAGATGGAGTAAACACAGTTCTTGGCTATTATGACGGTTCCCCAGACTTATGGAATCCAACATCAGGAACTACTGATGGAGTAGCCAAAAACTCAGGGGATAATACAGGAAGTAGCACAGCATTTAACATGGTACCTGCTTCAAAAAAGGTATTATATATCATAAAGACATAGTTGCATGATACTAATTGTTTTGATTTATGATATTATTTATATATAAAAATCTATATTTTAGTATATAAATGTCATTCAATAACTCTAGTTATATAGAAAATTATACTTACAAAGATAAAGGCGTTTTAATACCAAAAGGTTCAATTATAATGATGCCAATGGTTATATCGGCAAGTGATCCAGATGGATTTTTACGATGTGATGGCAGAACAATATCTAGTGCCGATTATCCAGATTTATATGCAGTTATAGGTTCAAGTTTTGGTGGAAATAGTACTAATTTTAAATTGCCTAATTATGAATCACAATTTTTATACGGTAAATCGAATGCTGCGGGCCAAATAAACCAATCTATTGGAAATAATAACCATACGTTAACTGCGGCCCAATTGCCTACCCATAGCCATTCTTTCACTACAATAGGACATAGTCATACTGGAATTGAGAGTTCTCATCCCAATTTATCTGGAGATGCATATAATGATGATTTTAATAATAGTTCCCATTCGGGCAACAGAGGAATTCATGCGGCTGGAACTGAAAGCGGTGGTGGAATTGGAGCCGACAGTGCAAACCCATCTATTACGTTTGGTAATACTGGTCATTCAAGTCCTAGTTCATTTAGTTTACTACCACTTCATAAATTAATGGTTTTCTTGATAAAATATTAACTATTAAAATAATTTAAACTCTAAATTTTTACATATATAACAAACAGCATGTTAAGTTTATTTTCTAGTTGCATAGAGGGAAATAATTGTAAAGAACTTATAAAAGAACAAAAAGAAGATGTTAAAATAGATTCTTTACCTTATTTTACAGAAACAATTGACCCATATATTTCTATATATGAAGAGGCCTTACCTGCAGATTTATGTGATAAAATTATAAAACTTTATGCCAAAAATAAACATTTACATTTTAAAGGTATAACATTGTCAGGAATATCTACTAATGTAAAAAACACAATAGATATGGCTATAAAAAGAGGAGATAATCTAGAATTAAATAAAATAGATGAATTATTGAAAGATAATTTGGGACATCATATGGAAAAATATGTTATCAAGATATCCAATACATGTGATAATAGTTACTTGTTTCAAGGTGAAATGCTTGATACAGGATATCAGTTACAAAAATATAATAAGAATGAAGGTTTGTATAAAACACATACAGATGATAATTCTCAAATATTATCAAATGAAATTCATTCAAGAGTTGTTACATTTATATGGTATTTAAATGATGTAATTGAAGGGGGTGAGACAATATTTATAAATAAGTGTAAAATAAAACCCAAAAAAGGGAACTTATTGATTTTTCCGTCTTTATGGACTTATCCTCATTGTGGTATGGTACCAGAAAGTCATGATAAGTATATAATAACAGGTTGGATGTATATGTCTGCGAATAATTTGATTTAAATTAGATATTTCATAGTGTTTTCATTATTAAAAAAACTATTTCATAATAAAATTGAAGATAAAATAAAAGGTTCTCAATGAAACAAAACTAATCATGGAGAATATTGATAATTATATAAAAAAATTAAAGGAAGAGCAAGAAATAAAGGATTATGTAGAGAAGGATATATATCCTGAAAGATTAAAAAGCTCAAAAATAAAAAAATATAATCCATTACCATTGAAGCCATTAGAGTATAATATCATAGAAAAAGAAAACATAGAAAATAATACCTCCTTAATAGATAATTGTTTTACAAGATTATGTAATGTTGAAAAACAATTGAAAGACTTAGAACAATGCAACGAATGTCCTATTTGTTTTAAA